GATATTGATAATGAAGCTTTAGCTACTTTAATTGTAAACAAAATGAGAGGTACAATTAATGTATGTGCTGTAAAAGCTCCAGAATTTGGTGATAGACGTAAATTAGTTTTAGAAGATATTGCTATCACAACTGGTGGTAAAGTATTTGATAAACAAAAAGGCATGAAACTAGACAAATTTAGTTGGGATTGGTTTGGTTCCGCAAGAAAAGCAACAGTAACAAAAGAACAAACAACAATAGTAGATGGAAAAGGAGGAACAGAGGAAATTGAAGCACGTGTTGAAGAACTACAACAACAAATCGAAAAAGCAAGAACGCCGTATGAGACGGAACAGCTCCAAAACAGGTTGGCGAAATTCGTCGGAGGAGTAGCAATTGTACACGTAGGTGGAAATACCGAAACAGAAATGTTAGAGAAAAAAGATAGAGTAGATGATGCATTACATGCTACAAAAGCAGCACTTGATGAAGGTATTGTACCTGGAGGTGGATGTTCTCTATTATATGCTTCTAGTGGTATTAAAGCAGATTCAATTGGAGCTCAAATCGTAGTAGAATCATGTGCTAAACCATTTAGTCAAATATTAATTAATGCAGGATACGATGATGTTAAAACAAAAATTCTTGCAGATCAATTAGTTAATTCAGGAAATGATCATTGGGCAGGTATTGATGTTAACACAGGAGATACAGTTAATTTTAGAGAAAAAGGCGTGATTGATCCAACAAAAGTTAGTAGATTAGCGTTGTTAAATGCAGCATCAGTTGCAGGAACAGTTTTATTAACTGAATGTACATTGACCCAAGATAAAGAGTCAATTGAACAAAAATTAAGAGTATTACAAGATTCAGCTACAAATGCAGCTGGATTAGCAATGAGTTAATTTATTAATATGAACGATAAAATAGAAATAAAAGAAAATAACGTGCTTATTGCCAGGAGAGTTCCTCCTGGTGATAAATGGCGTTTGGTTGCAAATGAACCTAATGGACCTGTACATAAAACATTGACAGATACATTAGAAGCTTATATGGTTAAAACTGGATTTAAAGGTAATTATAGATTAGAACCATTACAAAGTAGTTTATATGCTATCAATGCTGAAGAAGTAGTAATTGAAGCACCTAAAGAAAAATTATTCTCAATATATGGCGAATACGGACAATAGTTTATTAAACGAGAAATATAGACCAGTAACTTTAGATACGTATGTTGGTAATGCTAAATTAAAAGCATCCATCTCTAAGCAGTTAGAAAACAACGATATTCAAAATTATTTATTTTATGGACCCGCTGGTACAGGAAAGACAACTCTGGCTAAACTTTGTATTAAAAATCTCGATTGCGATCATCTTTATATCAACGCCTCTGATGAAAGAGGGATTGAGACGATTAGGGATAAAGTACAGGGATTTGCGAGCACAATGTCTTTTAAACCACTTAAAGTGGTCATTTTGGATGAAGCTGATTTTCTTACTATTCAAGCGCAAGCTTCACTCCGTAATATTATTGAAACTTTCTCACGTACGACGCGTTTTATTTTAACTTGTAATTACGTAGAGAGAATAATCGACCCCTTACAATCAAGGTGTCAAGTTTTAAAAGTAGTTCCCCCCACTAAAAAGGAAGTAGCTGTTCATTTAGCTAGCATTTGTGAAAAGGAGGGCATCAAATTCGAGCCTATTGCCATTGGTAAGGTAGTTAACCAGTACTACCCTGATTTAAGAAAGATGCTCAACACAATTCAATCTAGTAGTAAAGATGGAAGTCTAGATTTAGACGATTCATTACTAGTATCTTCTAGTTATTTAGCTACTATCCTTGGGGAATTACAAAAACAAAAACCAAGTTTTGTTAGCATTAGACAAACAATAGCCGATTCTAATATAGATGATTTTGATGAGTTATTTAAATTTTTATACGACAATGCAGATAAAATATTACCTAATAAAATAGGTACAGTAGCTGTATTAGTAAATGACCACCAATATAAAGCTAATTTTAGAATAGATAAAGAAATTAATGCAATGAGTTTAATTAATCAAATAATCAATAATAAGTAATATGAAAAATCAAGGAAATCCTCAACTAAACGTTGACCTAAAAACTACTGAAGGTATTAAAAATTCTGAAGGCAAATCAGTCTTTCAATCAGGAGTTATTTTAAGAAAAATCTCTAAATTTGTAGCAGGAACAGATTCAGATGCAATTATGCCTATTCCTGTATTCTATGATCCAACTAATGGTAAAATATTAGGTGAAGGAATACCAGTAGAATTAAGAGAAGAATTAAAAGACGAGCTTACATAGTGAAGAACATATTTGATTGGTTAAAACAAATCAACTACCAAAAAGCACCAGTTGAGTCATTTTCAGATAAAGACTGGGAGCTTTTTAATAGTTATATGATCCACAGATTTATGAGTATGAATCGTGATTTTATTGAAGTGGTAAATTATGTTCAAGAACTACCACCTCAAGAAAAAAGGATGATTTATAATGTTTATAAAGAATTTATACCTAAAAATAATAAATGGAATAAATATATTAAATCAAAAAATAAGCAACCAAATATCGAATTATTAAAACTATTATCTGAGTATTGGGAATGTTCACAACAAGAAGCAAAACAATATAAAAATTTGTTGGATAATGATCAAATACTTAGTATATTGTCTCAAATAGGGGTACAGCCCAAAGAAATTAAAGAATTAACAAAATAAATATGAGCAAATTAGTAAAAATGTTACGTACATCTGCTGAAGCAGATAAAGCCAAAGCACTTTTGTCCCTTGAACTATTAGGCGATAAAGCAGTTGGTATTGGAGACCATTCAACAGAAGACTTTTATAAGAATGCTGAAGAAGCACTTATTACATTAGTTGATGCTGATGATAGATTAGAAGCCTTAGATAAGTATTTTAATTCTAAGGGGCAGATCAATGGGTGATTCAGTTAAAAAATACATGGAGAGTTTAGAAAATAAAATTAACAGTGGAGGACATTTTAGTTCCAATGCTATCCAATTAGAAAAAGTTATGAGTGATAGAGAAATTATGAATGCAAAATCAGGATCAAAATCAGATGTAAAGGTATTTGAAAAAGAATACCCTGAATTATCTAAAGAATTTAAACAAATTCAAAAAGAAATGTATGAAATGTTTGCTCGTAAACATATGGATTATGGGCTAAACAACATTGCATTAGGTGGAGATATTATCAATAATAAAGATGATAAACAATTTTCATTAACTGGATTATGTATTAGATTAACTGATAAAATATCACGTTTAAAAAATCTATTAATTAATGGTAGATCCTTTGTTGAAGGTGAAGGTATACAAGATACATTTATTGATATTGCCAATTATGGAATAATCGGTCTTTTAGTAGGTCGCGATAAATGGAAAAAATAGTTTGGCTAAAAAAATACCTAATATTGTAAAGAGGATTAAATCAAATCCTCCTGAGAAAGTTAACTTCGCTTACCAAAAGAATGTATCTTATTCTCAAATGTCCATCTATAGGCAATGTGCTCATAGATGGAAGTTACAATATAAGGATAAAATCAAAAGATTTAATTCATCAATTCATACTGTATTTGGAACAGCAATACATGAAGTGATGCAACACTATTTAGACGTAGCATTTGAAAAATCATTTGCTGCCGCAGATAGAGAAATTGATATTGAAGATCATTTTCAAAATACATTTATAAACGAGTATCAAACTCAGTATAAAAAGAATAATAACGAACATTTCTCTGAAGCAACTGAAATGAGAGAATTTTTTGAGGATGGAGTTGCTATATTAAATTGGTTTAAGAAAAATCGTAGTCAATACTTTAGTAAACGAGGATGGTTTTTAGTTGGTTGTGAAATACCAATTGTAATTGCGCCAAATAGAATGTTAAATAACGTGTTATATACAGGGTATTTAGATGTTGTCATGTATAATGAAAACACAGATACATTTAAAGTAATCGATATTAAAACCAGTACAAATGGCTGGAACAAATACGCTAAAGAAGATAAAGAAAAACAAAATCAGTTATTATTATATAAACAGTTTTTTGCTGAACAATATGATATTCCAATTGAAAAAATTGAAACTGAATTTTTTATAGTTAAAAGAAAAGTACTTGATATTGATGATGAGAGATGCTTATCACCTTATCAAGCCAAACGAGTACAACAGTACTCTAACTTTGCTGATGGTAAAACTAGTTTAAATAGAGCTAGAAAAGCTATTAGTGATTTTATTAGTGAATGTTTTAATTCACAAGGCAAAATCAAAGAAAGGGATTATCCTGCTTCTCCATCTAAATGGAATTGTAATTTCTGTCCTTATAAAGAAGATAGAGATTTATGTGATAAAGGGTTAATCTACTGATATTTTGATATATGTATAATAAACGTTATTAAAAAATAAAAATTATGGCAAATCCAAAAAAACCAATGACATTAACAAGTGTCAAAGTTCAAAGTGATTTATTTGAAAATTTCAAAATTGAATGTGTAAGACGAAAATTCTCATTTCAAAAGCTTGCCGATCGGGCAATTTATTTGTATCTTACAGACGATGATTTTAAAAAACAAATTACAAATCAAACTAATATTGAACTATAAATAAATTAAACAAATGAATAAAAGTTTTAAATATCTTCCTAAAGATCAAAGGAAGAAAATCTTACTAGTCTGTGATGATATTAGAGTACATTCCGGTGTAGCTACAGTAGCCAAGGAAATTGTGATGCATACGTGCCATCACTTTAATTGGGTAAATGTTGGTGGTGCTATTAAACACCCTGAAGCAGGTAAAAGGTTAGATCTTAGTTCTGATACTCAAAAAATGACTGGAGTAGAAGATGCATCAGTTTTTATGTATGCAGTTAATGGTTATGGTAATACACAAGAAATCCATAATATTATTAATATTGAGAAACCAGATGCTGTTATGTTGTTTACAGATCCAAGATATTTCTTACATATATTTAATATGGAAGATCAAATTAGAAAAATATGCCCAATTGCATATTTGAATATTTGGGATGATTATCCAGCACCTAGATACAACCAACCATTTTATGAAGCATGTGATTTATTAATGGGTATTTCTAAACAAACAGTTAATATTAATAAATTAGTTTTAGCTGACTGTGATAATAGTAAACGAGTATTTAAATATATTCCTCATGGTTTAGATCATACTCATTATTTCCCAATTAATGAAGATCATGAGTTATATGATGAATTTAAAAAATTCCAAAAAGAAACTTTATTCAAAAATAAAGAAGTAAACTTCTCTATGTTCTTTAATTCAAGAAACATTCGTAGAAAACAAATTCCAGATACAATGATGGCGTTTAGATGTTTCTTAGATACTTTACCACTTGAAGAAGCATTAAAATGTAGATTTGTTTTACATACTGAATTATCAACAGATCATGGTACAGATTTAGATGCAGTAAGAGAATATTTGTTTGAAGAAAAATATAGAGAATGTATTATATTTTCACATCAAAAACTAGATAGAAAACACTTAAATTTCTTATACAATTCAGCTGATGTTCAAATCCTATGTACTTCAAATGAAGGATGGGGGTTAACATTAACAGAAGGAATGTTAACTGGAACACCAATTATAGCTAATGTAACAGGTGGAATGCAAGATCAAATGAGATTTGTTGATGAAAATGGAGAATGGTTTACACCAAGTCCTGATGTACCTTCTAATCATAGAGGTACCTATAAAGAACATGGTGAATGGGCATTTCCAGTATACCCAACTAGTAGATCAATTCAAGGTTCTCCATTAACACCTTACATTTATGATGATAGAGCTAAATTTGAAGATATAACAGAGCAAATTAAAACAGTTTATAATCTATCAGATGAAGAAAGAAAACAAAGAGGTATTAAAGGTAGAGAATGGTGTTTGAGCGATGAAGCAGGATTTAATGCTGAAAAACAAGGTGAAAGAGTAATTGAAGCATTTGATGAGTTATTTAAAGTATGGGAACCAAGAGAAGACTTTGAAATAATAGACATAAATGAAGTAAAAGGTAAATATTTAAACCACAAAATTTTATATTAATGAGCAAACCAGTTTTTATAATAAGTTGTCCTGTAGACACATATAGTGGATATGGAGCACGTTCAAGAGATATAGTTAAATCTATTATTGAATCAGATAAATATGATGTTAAAGTACTACCTCAAAGATGGGGTGATACACCAGGTGGTTTTTTAAATGACCATAAAGAATGGCAATTCCTAAATCAACATATTATTCCTAATAT